CTTACCTTCTTCAGAATTTCTTTCATTAAAGTCTTTCATCATTTGAATCATATCAACACTATCTTTTGATTTTTTACTACCACTAACAAACCTATCAGGTTGACCACTTTTAACATCTTGTTTTATAGTTTCAGTTAATCTTTCCATCTCTTGTGGAATTTTGACAATAGCGGGTATCGCCTCAACAAATGGTGCAAATACATTTTTCATTGAATCAATGAGTGGATTAAGTTCTTCTTGTGGTAGTTCTACATGTGCCATTATCTTCTTACCAAACTGCCTCCGAAGTATAGTCCGATTATACTCGATACAACATGTGTATCAAGAGGTGTTATAACTAATCCTTCTAGTGGTTTCCATTGTGTTACATCTGTGCTACTAGCAAATATCCACCATCCTTGCATTGTTGCCTCTGTGTACCCAACATATATTGGTGTTTCAGGTGCAATTAAAAATACAATTTTAGGTAATACTATAATTGCAAATACACACATCAAAGCAATCCAACGCCTTGTGTTCTTTGTAAATGGGTCTTGTACTTCTCTCGCCTTATCAGCTTGTTCAGCGGCGAACCCTGCTCTTGCCATTAGTCTATTTTGTGCTTCAGCGGCGTCTTTACCTTTTTGTGCCATGATGGATAATACACCACCAAGGATTGTAGAGGCACCCATACTAATTAATTCCATTGGTATCATGTCATTTCTCCTGTCTTTTTCTCTCTTTTTCGTTTTCTTCTTTAATGTAATTCACTAAGAGACTTATATATACATCTCTTTCCCATGGTATCATATTTTCAATCTCTGTTAAACTATATTTATGATGTTGCATAAGTGCAAAATTCGTTTCAAAGTACGCCTCTAGGTTATTGTGGGAGAGGCATACGAAAAAAAATCTTGCAACCCTCTAAAGGTTACCATACTTTTAACTTTTGTTTTAGGATTTTCTACTTCCACCTCATGTTTTAACTGTGGCATACTATCAAAAAACTTCTTAATATCTACTAAATTTTCTTGATTTAAACCATCAAAAAATTCTACAAGTTCATCTCTGCTACTATCTTTCGCTGGATATATTTTATCTCCCTCAAAAATATGGTCAACGCATGAATATATTATTTCAAATATATCTTCAGTTTTAGCGTCTGTCAAATTTTTTGCAACCTTGGTTACATCTAGCGTAGGATATGCAAAAACAACACCTAAGTTTTTATTTTTATCTAATATTACTTTGTTACTGTGATTATCATCAACATGTACTTCCACATTATTTAAATCTATTTCTACCTCTGTATATGTTTTATGGTCATCAGGACATAAAACTCTAAAGTTTACAATTTCTCCTACTGACTTTGCTCTCATTTTTAAAAATATATATTCTATATCAAATAATGGTAAACTTTTACTATTAATTTTTTGAAATGTACACATATCAATTACTTCTGTAACTGCATTAAATATTTCATTTTCATCTTCTGATTCAGAAGCAATCATCAATACTTTTTCTTCTTTGACTGTAAATGGTCTAAACCCTATTTTTTCATCTCTTGAAGGTAAAGTTAATTCATAAGTCGGTACTTCTACTCTTGGTAATGCCATAATATCCTCACATTATATTAAAAAATTGGTGGAAATACTCTTCCACCGGTTAAATCTCCTAAAGGTATTCTTCTTTTTAAATCTCCTAATAGTCCTTGTCCTGCTCTTCTTAGTTCAGATGGTAAGAAATCTAAAAATCCATAATCAGTTTTTAGTCTTTTTTTGCCTCCACTTGCAATTGATTTATCAAAACCACCATTACCAAGTGCTACATCAGCAGTCTTAGTTATAAAATAGTTTTGCCAGTGTCTATATTTAAATGTTACAGTAAATTCTATAATATTATTATTCTCATATGAAAGTTCTGGTGCCCCAATACTTGTAGGATAACAATCATATAGTTTAACACCATGTGTTACATCATCTCTAGCACTTGGGTCTTCAGAACCACCACCTTCATTTGAAAATTGTCCTAGATTAAATAAGTCTATGTCTGATACATAGTTATCATAAAATTCATAGTTATTTGATAAACTATTGAAGGCAGATTTTTGCCATAATTCAAAATACTGTCTTTCTCTTAGATACTTATCTGCATAAAATGTTGCTGATAAATCACCATATGTATGGTCTGTTACAAAATGTCTAGGGGCACCTGGTCCTGTTACAACAGGTGATGTTGTCATTGTTCTATCAGGCATAGTTATACCTTTACAAAATGCATTTACACGCCTACCATCTTTATCTTGCACGGCTCTATTATGACTGCCTGAAAAACCTTTTTCTTCTATTATACCTCCGTCATCTAAAGTTTCAAAATCTGCTGAATCAAACAGGTCAAATTCCTCATCTGTACCTAATCCAGCTCTGTTATCAGGTAATCTAAATGAAACATAAAATCTTCCTTTTCTACCAAGTCCTTCCCCTTGCATGATGTATGATAACATCTGATTTATCAATGCTGGTTTTGTTGCACTTAAATTAGGATTATCTGGTGTTGTACCACCTTCTATATCTTGAAATCTTGGGTCTAATAAAATGTTATCTAATGACCTATCTCTAGTAATACCTACTCTAACATCTGAACCAAATATTTTAACTCCGCCTCTAAATATTGCCATTTTTAACCTCTACTTTTTCCGTATACATAACTTGCACTTCTCTTTTTAAACTGTTGTACCGGTAGATATACTGCTGTAGGAGCGTCTTGTAAATCTACTCTCATAAAACCTGAACGAACATGACTATACAAATATTTTTTTATAGTTTGTTTTACTCTTGCAAGTCCACCTACTCTACCATAACTTACATCTAATCTTGTTGTACTATCAAATTTACTGTTTGTAGCATATCTTTGTAATTGATTTAACAATCTAAATCTTATCATGGGTGATAGATAATGAAAATTCATACCTACAAAACCACCTCTAAATCCTTCTAATGGTAGTACTAATGGAAAAGTATCATAGTATGGTAGTGTCTCTTTAAACTTTGGGTCATAGAAAAATAGATTTAATCTACCTAATGAAGGTCTTTGATTAATTTTACCTTGATTATATAACTTTCTAGCAGTTACAGTATCAGCAATGCTTGATACTGCATTTCTATACCATGTAGATGATTTCTGAGCACCACCTGTTTGATTACTAATTTTATCGAATATACTTGCCATGTTACTATTTATACAGAAAAGGGCATACCTATTACTAGATATGCCCTAAAGTTTACGACAGCGGAGAGAGAGAACCTCTATTCTTCTGCTAACTTACTAAAATAATCAAGTGTATCATCACTTTCACTAGTAGCAGACGCTATAGGGGCGCTGTCTTGACTTTTAACAGTACCAGTAGATGTGGATGGGAGGTCTACATTTTCTACTGTGTCTGTACTCTTAGTACCTGTAATTACTCGATTCAGTTTCTCTTTGAGTTCCTCATACGATTTAAAATTACTGGTCTCTAAGAATGGTTTTAGAGGATATTGTTTCTCCCATATCGCCTTGATGTTGTCATCATTATCAGCGATAGCAGAAACACCCTCAAATTCTGATTTGTCATAATTCCAGAAACCATCAACCTTTCTAATTTTAAGTTTGAAGTTTGCACCTTTCCAGAAATCAAATGGATTAATTGGTGTTTCATCTTCAAATGCTGGTTGCATTGCCTCTGTTATCTTGTCAAATATTTTCTTACCAAACTTGAACAGTTTTATTTGTCCTTCATTTTCAGGATGTGTTGGGTCTGATACGACATAAACATTTGCATAGTAAGATAATTTTCTCTTACGATTTCTAGCAATGCCTTTATCTGATTCAACGCCTGTATTCCATAGTCTAGTATTTTCTTCACTAACAGGGTCTTTATGACCTAGTGTAGTTAAGCTGTTTTCAATATACCAACCACCTGGTCCTTGAAATGCATGAGACCATAATCTGACCCATGGCATATCTTCACCTGATGTTGCTGGTAAGAATCTTAGTACTGCATACCCATTACCTGTTTTATCAAGTTCTGGTTTCCACAGTCTTTCATCTTGGTACTTATTAGATTTTTTTGAATCCTCAGGATTGAGGTTTTCTTCTAGTGCCTTAGTTAGTTTATCAAAACCACTAGATGATGTTTTTAATTGGTCAAAGTCCATATTATCCTCCGTATTATTGTATTTTTATATGTCTTATATTTTCGTATTTGTAGCATGCTACAGTACTATTTATAATAGTTACACTCATTATATAACATTTATTTGCATTTGTCAAGCATGGTTGAGTATGTAATATATTCAACATTCTTATTGTTTACCCATAAGTCTACTACACAATTTATAGGGTCGCTAGTACCTACAGGTTTTTCATTTACTTTATAAAACTGTATGTCTTTATATTCAGTAAACAAAGCACCCCATTGTATCTTCCAATTTTCTGATGGTGTTTTACCATTTTGTTCTGCAACATAATGGTCTGTTCCTTTGTACATATTATTTACTAGATGATTATAACTTTCTAAATCATGTCCTAATAAATAAACTTCTTTTAAATCTTTTATTTGTTCTACTGCAATTCTACCACTAGTAGCACCAGCTGCCCACCCTAAATCTTTTTTGTAATTCTCAATCAAGTCTGTTATGTTGTTTGAGTAATCAGGTTTATTCATCCAACTGACATTGATTGCTGAATGATTTATTTGTTTCTGTATAACTTCTTTTGTTTTACCTTTTGCTTTACCACTTTTAATTATGTTTGCAAGTCCTGATAAATTAGAACCATGAAATACAAATTCTTCAGCGTCTATTCTTTTATTCTCATTATGTTTATCATAATATTCTTTTATTTCATCTCTGGCAATTTTATCAATACTACTATAAATCATCATGTCATAATGCATAGCAGGTACTTTTGTCCAGTCTCTAAACCATGCCTCATTCTTTTGACAATAACCACTATTGTATATCTCATGACATATGC